AAGGTATAATACATTATAAAAATTCAGACGGCATAATACGAAATGCACCTGCAAGTGGTTTCTCAGCAGTCACAATTTATGACCATGAGTATGAACATAACGAAGAGAAAAGACTCATTGATATTATTCAACCAGGAATCATAAATCAAGTAGTGAGAAGATTTGAACAAGTAATGTCATCATGAGTCAAGGTAATTTCCTACCAGGTGAATTAAAGGTAGATGCAATCGTACTTACTAATCCTGAGGGTGAAGTAGTTGATATAAAGAATCTTGTTCAGCAAATAGATATATTTGAATCAATAACAGAATCCTTTTTACATGGTAGAATCAGTGTTGTCGATGCATTGGGCATTGCAGACGATTACAAAATTGTTGGTCAAGAATCACTAACAATCACATATCGAGTAAAAGAAGATGTAGACAAGTTTTCTAATCCTATTGAAAAAACATTTCGAACATATAAAATAACCAACGTGCATAATGTTAATTACGAAACTTATGGTTATGCTATACACTTTATAGACCCTAAATTTTTTGTTTGTGAAAACACTAGAATCAGTAAAGCAATGCGAGGTTCATACTCAGAAATGTTATTGCAAACTTTAATAGAGAAAGCAAAATTTGATAAACTACCTGAAAAGGTAGGAGTAGACTTTTGGGAAAACTCAAAACCTAGCACACATCAATTAGTATGTCCAAATTGGTCATTAAACGAACTAATATCGTATGTAAAAGAAAATGCAAATTATGGAGATGATGCAGTATTTAAAAACAGTATGTTCTTTTATCAAACAATGATAGGTGGATTTAGATTTATGTCATTAGATACCATGTTAGGTGCAGAACCATTATTTTCTGAATTTAATTTTAAACCAAGAAACGAAAATTTAGACCAAGAAAAAATACCCAATGAAGCAGATGCTGGCCAAAGTTCTAGAATACTTGCATTTGAGATTCAAAAAAAATCTGATACTTTGAGAGGAACAACACGAGGTGCATACTCTTCTAGTTTAAAAACTTATGACCCTATACGTAAGATTCATAGAGATATCTTTTTTGATTTAAATGAAACTTTTAAAGGAAAAAGAAAAAATAAACATTTATCTGGTTATCCGCCAATAAGACTAGAAGAATATGAAAAAGTAGTAGACGGAAATTCTGAGTTTGGTAGTGTAAGTGGACAAGAAAGAGAGATAGATTTACCTGCAAATCAAAATTATCTTAGAGGTGCTAAAACTCATTATGCAGTAAATCCTACAAATGCATTTTCAGATTCAGATGATATATTTGAAGTATCAAATGAGAAAAATCAAGATGTAAATAAGACAGTGTTTATTGGTAATGAAAACATGGATAATGCAATGTTAGAAAGAGAGTCTATGATAGAATTGTTGAGTCAAAATGTATTAAAGGTGACTATACCATATAGACAAGATATATCAGCAGGAAATATAATTAAGATAAAATTACCAATCGGAAAACAAGAATCAAATCAAAATCCATTGAACGACAATAGATATTTAATAACAAATGTTAGGCATCAAATAGCAACGTTTGATTTTAGAGGAACTATGGTATTACAGTGTGTAAAAGAAAGTCTCGCTAGTGACATAAAAGAAGTAGATGCATTAAAGACTTATGAGGGACCAATTGATGATGAATAACTTTTTTTACGGTATAGTTGAAGATAGAAATGACCCTCTAAAGATAGGTAGAGTTAGAGTTAGAGTTCATGGTCTTCACACTGATGACAAGTCACTTATTGCTACACCAGACTTACCATGGTCTCAAGTTTTAGTTCCAACAACGAGTGCTGGTCTTTCTGGTTTTGGACACGGACATGGTTTAGTAGAAGGCACTAGTGTCTTTGGAATGTTTCGTGATGATAGCAAACAAGATTTCTTAGTTTTGGGTGTCGCAATTGGTATCAGTTTAGGTGGTGGATATAAAGAGACAATTACTAATGAATTAAAGAAAAGGTCAGTCGATGAAGGATTCAATGACCCAAGAAGATTAACAGAAACTGATTATACATCTTCAGTTGATGGATTAGAATCAGGAACAGATTCAAAAAGAGTCAACTCTCTCAAACTTGCACTAGATAAATCACCACAGTTACCAGAAAGTTTGAAGATAAATTATGGACCTCATGAAGATGAAAAAAGCAAGAGTGAAATAAATGAACCAAAATCTAAAGAACTACCATATTATCCTTTAAGAGAATACTACGATAAATCAGATTTAAATAAGTTTGCAAGAGGTGAGGGTGATTATGAATCTAGGGATAATCTACCAAGTGGATTTCAACCCGAATTAGATAGAAGTCAGACACTTTATCCATTTAATAAAGTGCATCATACAGAGTCGGGTCACATGATAGAGATGGACGATTCTGTTGGTGGTGAAAGATTATCAGTAACACATAGGTCAGGAACATTTTACGAGATTCATAAAGATGGCACAGAAGTTCATAGAGTCGTTAACGATAATTATACAGTTATATGTAAAGATGATAATGTATACATCGGTGGCAACTGTAAAGTGTTTGTAGAAGGTGATGCGAAGATAGAAGTCAAGGGAACAACTGATATCGAATCTACAGGAAATCTATCAGTCGTTGCACCACAAATAAGTTTAGATGGTACAGTTATTAAGTTGAACTCATAATGGCAACAACTTTACCTACAATACCAAATACATTTCCATGCCCCGATGGAACTGTAATCAATCTACCAACAAAAGCAGACTTATCAAATAGTATTGCAGAAATTGGAAATATTCCTAGTCAACTCAAAGTGTATCTAGTACAAAAGAAAGATGAGATATCTGAAGATGCAAGAAAGGATATTGAAAAGGTCATCAAAGATGTAGAAGACTTCATGGATAAACTTGCAGACATATCATCACCCTATTGGGAGAAAGGAACAGTTCGTAATTGGGGTAAAGAAGCAAGAGAAGCTGTCGAAGAGATGTTGCAAGAATTTCATATCTATGTTCCAGTAAAGATAATGGAATTAATTAGTAAGATTATACCAGTAGAATTTAATGTCACCATATTAGGAATAGAAATAGACATACTTAGAATTTTAACGAAAGAAGAACAGAAAGATATCAAAGACCAAATTGCAGAAGACATTGATAAGTTCTATGCATTGATTCCTGATGAATACAAAGTCTTCGATGGAGAGTTCGGTATAGAGTGTGATGAGTGGAAAGCAAAGGCAACTTGGAAATATATCAAAAGTGAAATTATGGATTATGCAACCAATTCGATTTTTAAATTGTCAGATAAACTCATAGGTAAATTTAAAGAAATATGGGATTCATTAGGACTTCCTAAATTACCTACTGCATTTGAATTTGATTTGGGTGCATTAATTAATCAATGGAAAGCAGAAGCAAAGGCAAAGTATGGAGAAAAGACTAAAGAGTATAAAGAGTATATCAAAAACAAACTAGAGAGTCTAAACATTGCTGGATTTGATATATCTAAAATCATAGGTGGTGACATAAACTTAAGTGTACAGTCATTAGAAGATAAGATTAATGAAATGATTGCAGACTTCAGAGACTTTAAGATTAATTGGAAGAAAAAACTACTCTTAGAGTGGACAAAGATTGTAGAAAAGTTCTTTAAAGCAATAGGTCTTGGTAAGATATTTGATTTTGTTAATCTAACGTTTTGTGATTTACTAAAACTTATAGGTTTTCCACAATCAATTGACATAACTGTTCCTAAGAGTGTATAAATAGATTTATGGCCGATTATCTAAAACCAAATTCTAAAGTAAACGCAAAGAAAAATTTGTATTCAGATTTAGATTTGTTCATGAATCCGCATCCGGTAACAAAAGATGTTACAACTAAAAAAGATTCAGATGCAATCAAGAGGTCAGTAAAAAATATCATTCTAACAAACAAATTTGAAAGACCATTCAAACCAAATTTTGGTGCAAGTGTTCGTAATATGTTATTTGAGTTAGACTCTCAAAGACAGATACGAAAATTTACAAAAGAAATAGAAAAGATGATATCTATTCTTGAACCAAGAGTCAATAAAGTCAAAGTTAATATCGGTGAAATGCGAGGCAATGAATTAAACATGACAGTGTTTTACAATATCATCAATGGTCTTCCAAATCAAGGTGTAGAATTCACAGTAACTAGGGTAAGATAATGGCAGTAAATAGTTCAAATATAAACATTACAGAAACAGATTTCGAAGCAATTGCAGATAACCTAAAAACATATCTGAAAGGTCAAGAGAACTTTAAAGATTACGACTTTGAAGGTTCTAACATGTCAGTTCTCATTGACTTGATGGCATACGCATCTCATATAGGTGCTATCAATACAAACATTGCCGCTTCTGAGCTCTTCTTAGACTCAGCACAAATCAGAAAGAACGTTGTATCACGTGCAAAAGATTTAGGATTCATACCTGCTACTGAAAAGGCATCGTCTGCTAGTGTTACTGTAGACATTAACAATATCACAAATGCAGACGGTACAATACCAACAGCAGATGAGATGATATTACCAAGAGGACATAGATTCAATAGTGTCTTTGATGGTGTATCATACGAGTTCGTAGTGACTGAATCAGTCACACCAAAAAAATCTGTAAACGAATTCAACTATGAAAGTGTAGACTTAGTTCAAGGAACTTACGTGACTGATACTTTCATATTTGATACACAAATACAGAATCCAAAATTTGTATTATCAAATGCAAGAGTTGATAGAAGTCTTGTAGAAGTTGCAGTAACTTCAAATGGTACAGAAGAAACTTACTCTTTATCAACTGATGTATCAACAATCAATGCATCAAGTAGAGTGTATTATACACAAGAGAATGAAGAAGGATTTGTAGAGATATATTTCGGTGATGGAGTATTAGGTGTAGGTCTTAAAGACGGAGATGCAATCGAAGTTACATACATTGTTGTTGATGAAGAACATGCAAACGGTGCCAGAATCTTTGGTATGTTAGATGCTGTAAATGGATTCTCAAATGCAACAATCACAACACTAGAAAGTGCATCAGGTGGTGCAGAAAAAGAATCTATCGAATCAATCAAGTTCAAAGCAACAAAATTCTATACATCACAAAACAGATTAGTCACATTGAATGACTACAAAGCAAAGGTTCAAGAGTATTACTCAAATGCAGATGCAGTTGCAGTATGGGGTGGTGAAGATAACGACCCACCAGAATATGGTAAAGTATTTGTATCATTGAAACCACAAAATTCAGACTATCTTTCAGAAGTAGAAAAGACAGACGTACAAAACAAACTTAACGCATTGAATATGTTGACAGTGAGACCAGTGATTGTCGATGCAGACATCACTAAGATATTAATCTCAACAACATTCAAGTATAACAAAAACGATACCACTTTGTCAAGAGGTGAGTTAGAAACAATTGTGAAGAATGCAATTATCAAATACGATACAGATAACTTGAATAACTTTGATGCAATCTTTAGGCATTCTAAACTCGTAACAGCAATTGACAATGCACAATCTTCAATTTTATCAAACGTCACTAACGTTAGATTGAAGAAAAAGAAAACTGTATCATTGGGTACAGATAAAGGTTTC